ATACGTTTCCCTCCTAAAGAATGCTGCGGAACATCCTCTTCTGTAAGTCCATTCCTAACATCCTGTTCTTTATAGGCTTTCAAACACAAAGGACATAAATAATCGCCTTCAATATTAATATTATATGCTGCTAATTTATTAATATTGTTATGCATATTTATATAATATACCTTTTTATCCATAAATATTACGCTTTAATGTTGATTATCACAAATATACGGATTTTCATATTACCGAGTAAATATCTTTGTATCAATTCTATTTTTTATCAGTCTATCCATATCCTCCGAAATCTTGTCATCTGTAACTTTTGCGTATCCTTGTGTAGTTCTGATATTTGTATGTCCCATCATCTTTGATATGCTTTCCATGGGAACCCCGGCAGAAACCATTAGTGTACCAAAGGTGTGACGGCTTTGATGGAACAGGACCCACAAAGCAGCCGCCAGCAAACAGGTAACAACCAAACGTAACCCGTTTGAAATGAGCGGTTTTTCATTATTCTGCCAAAAGTTGGAAACGCAACGGAGTGCGGAACATTGAGCCATTTCAGTTACCAAGCCGTTAGCCGTCAGTTACCGAAGCAAGGACAGGTAACGCGCGGAAAATGAAATTGTTGCAAGCCCGTGCCGATTGCGCCGATACGCACCGTTCTGCAAATCAAGGAACGCTTACTCATAAGTTAATTTTGCAACAAAAACAGTAAGCGTATGAAGATTGAAAAATTCAAGGTGCTGCTCTACCTGAAAAAGAGCGGAACGGACAAGTCGGGCAAAGCCCCGATAATGGGAAGGATAACGGTGAACCGTACGATGGCGCAGTTCGGATGCAAGTTGTCGTGCAAGCCGGAGTTGTGGAACGCACGGGAAAGCCGTCTGGACGGCAAGAGCCGCGAAGCGGTGGAAACCAACGCTAAACTGGACAAGCTGCTGCTTGCGGTCAATGCGGCGTTTGACACGCTGGTGGAACGTGGGCAGGACTTTGACGCAACGGCGGTCAAGGACTTGTTTCAGGGAAGCATGGACACGCAGATGACGTTGCTGAGAATGACCGACCGCATCTGCGAGGACTTGAAGGCACGTATCGGCATCGACCGGGCAAAAGGAACTTATCCCGGCTATTACTACATGAGAAAGAGATTGGGCGAGTTCATCGAGTGGCAGTTCAAGGCGAAGGACATTGCTTTCGGGCAGCTTTCCGAACAGTTCATACACGATTACCAGAACTACGTCATGGATGTGAAAGGCTTGGCGGTGGATACCGTGCGACACTATCTCGCCATTTTGAAAAAAGTCTGCCGCATTGCCTACAAAGAAGGATATGCCGAAAGGTGTTTTTTCGCCAATTTCACCTTGCCCAAACAAATGGAGCGTACACCGAGAGCGTTGAGCCGCGAGGACTTCGAGAAGATACGCGATGTGGAGATACCCGCATGGCGCACCACGCATATCCTCGCCCGTGACCTCTTCCTGTTTGCCTGTTATACGGGAACCGCCTATGCGGATGCGGTAAGCGTGACAAGGGATAATCTGTACACCGATGACGATGGAAACCTTTGGCTTAAATACCGCCGAAAGAAGAACGAGCTGCGGGCAAGCGTGAAGCTGCTGCCTGAAGCACTTGCCTTGATAGAGAAGTACCATGATGAAAACCGTCCGACATTGTTCCCGATGATTCATCATCCCAACATGAAACGGCACATGAAAGCCCTTGCCGTCCTTGCCGGAGTAAGCGGAGGCTTGTGCTACCATCAGGCACGTCACTCGTTCGCCTCGTTGATTACGCTGGAAGCAGGAGTGCCGATTGAAACCATCAGTCGGATGCTTGGTCATTCCGATATAACCACCACCCAAGTTTACGCCCGTGTCACCCCGAAGAAACTCTTTGAGGACATGGACAAATACATCAAGGCGACCAAAGACTTGAAACTTGTTTTGTAACCAATTAAAATCAGAATTTCATTATGCGCAGTACATTTTCCATATTACCGTACATCAACCGTAACAAGGTAAAAGCTGACGGCACGACCGCCGTCCTCTGCCGCATCACCATAGACGGCAAGAGTTCCACGATAACCACCGGCATCTATTGCAGACCGGAGGACTGGAACAGCAAGGCAGGCACAATCCGCACCGTCCGCGAGAACAACCGCTTGCAGGAGTTCAAGAAGTCCGTTGAACTTGCTTATGAGGATTCGTTGAAGAAACAGAACGTGGTTAGTGCCGAGCTGCTCAAAAATGCGCTGGCAAGGAAAGCCGTCATCCCCACCAAGCTGTTGCAGATGGGCGAAAGGGAGCGTGAACGGCTGCTTGCCCGTTCAAAGGAGATAAACTCCACATCGACATACAGGAACTCAAAGTATTATCAGAAGTACCTGAAAGATTACCTCACGTCCTTGAGCAAGGAGGACATCGACTTTACTGACATCACGGAAGAATTCGGCAGTTCCTACAAAGCCTTTCTGAAACGCTACAAGAACTTTGGTCCGTCACAAATGAACAAGTGTTTGTGCTGGCTGAGCAAGCTGGTGTACCTCGCCGTGGACTACGAGATACTCCGTGCCAACCCTTTGGAGGACATGGAATACGAGAAGAAGCCCACACCAAAGCACAGGCACATCAGCCGTGCCGAACTGAAAGTCATCCTCGAAACCCCGATGCTCGACCCTTTGCAGGAATTAGGACGGAGAGCTTTCCTGTTTTCGATTTTCACGGGATTGGCGTATGTGGACATCATGCTGCTCCATCCGCACCACATCGGCAGGACGGCGGACGGCAGGCGTTACATCCGCATCAACCGCAAGAAAACGGGCGTGGAGGCGTTTATCCCCCTGCACCCGATAGCGGAACGGATACTTGACCTCTACAACGCGACGGACGACACGAAACCCGTCTTTCCGCTTCCGAGCCGTGACGAGATGTGGTTCGAGATACACGAATTAGGAGTGGCGATAGGACGGAAAGAAAACTTGTCCTACCATCAGGCCAGACACTCCTTCGGAACATTCTTGATTTCAGAGGGAATCCCCATCGAGAGCATCGCCAAAATGATGGGCCATTCAGGTATAAAGACCACGCAACGGTATGCGGAAGTTACGGACAAGAAGATTTCAAAGGACATGGACAACCTGATGGCTTTCAGACGCGCTTACGGAACAGGAGCGTCAAGGGAAAAGAAAACAAAAGTCACATTGACGGACAAGGAGGAATGACAATGGAAAGAGGAATAATCACAATCAGTGAAAACGGGGCGGTCGCTATGCCGACCGCTCCCGTCTGGATGACGCAGCAGGAGATGTCCGATGCGTTCAATGTGTTCGGTTGCTATATTCGTAAGGCTATTGCTGCCATTTACAAGAACAAGGAATTGTCGGAAGAAGAAACGGTGCGGCACGTCAGAAAGGACAACTGGATAAGCTACGATGTTTACAGTCTTGAAATGGTGATTGCCGTAGCGTTCAGGTTACGGAGCCACGAGGCAATGGCTTTCCGAAAATTCGTCATGGGCAGATTGACCACAGACTATATAAAAAGCAAACCGATTAACATTTTCTTTTCGCTCTCCTCATATAATGGCCGGAGAGTGAACAATTAATAGGAGAAAAGAAAAAGAGCCGACAACGGGCTGGAAAAAATCCTCCGTTGTCGGCTCCTTTCTTATAGGGATGTGAGGCATTAGGTGTCAATACGCCTGAACGCCTCCCTGTAATTGGTGGCAAGCATCCTTTCGATGTCCGATTCCTTGTACAGAATCTTGCCTCCCAACTGATAATAGGCGATTATGCCGTTGTTGCGGTAGTCCTGCAAGGTGCGTCGGCTCACTTTCAGGCGTGCCGACACCTCCCTGTCCGTCAGGAATCGTTCACCGCCCAATGTCGGACGGCTGTTTGCCATGAAGTTCTCGATGCCGTCTAGCAGACGGTCAAGGCTGTCGCCGAACTCGGCGACAAGCGTATGGTTCTTGGTAATCATTTCACTCATGTCGTTGCGGATTTAGGTTTGTTATCCACAGGCTTGACAATACGCAACACATCCTCCGGCTTGTAAAACACCTTGTG